CCTATAGCTTAGTTCAGCCGAAAAACTTGCTCACCAAATCGGTGTCTGCCTTGGTGAGCGAGCTTGCAAGCAAGATTTCAACCATCTCCCCCAGGTTTTCCTTGTGCTCGCCATCCGCAGCGTCAATGGCATCACGCAAAAGCCTTGGCACATTGCGGTTATCGGGCCAGCCCCCGACCATAGTGACAGCTTCTTCAAGCGTCATTGGATAGCTTTTTGCACAGCATCATCAACCCAATCATAGAGGCCACTAGCTTTTTCCTTCAACCCAGCCGGGTTCAGGACATATTGCACAAAGGCCTCAGCAAAACGCTCTCTCTCATTAGTTAGACCGTACTGGGTGACTGACGCTATCTGCCCAGGCCTCTGGAACTGGCTGCCAACAAAAGCCCCGCCGTCGATTCCGTAGAAGTGAACTTGGTGGCCAACTTCATGGAGAGTTGTAGAAATCCACCGTTGCTTTCTATCGACAGCAGCAGAATTTGAAAACGGCAGCTGGCCCTTACCAGTTTTTACATAGTCTAAAGTCTGATCCAGCGTATTTTTTGCAGCGTCTAGCAAATCTTTTTTCTTGCCTAAGGCTGAATCTCTTTGCATCGAGATGGTCACCATGCCCTGGTTTTCGCGTGTATAGCCATTGGCTCTTTTAATTGGTGCGATAAGTGTAGGGACAACCTTGGTGTCGCCTGCCTCTAGGCGTTCCAAAAATTCTTCTGCTTGAGCCATTCCTGCACCTGAGTAGCCCTGTTTTTTGAGGGATTCAAGCTTTGTTTTTTGGCATGTGGCGAGGGCTTGCATTTTTGCGCCTTTGTAGCTGGCTAAATTTTTTCTTATGTTCTCATCTGAAAAAGCGAAGCTTTGAACCACATTATTTTTTTGAACAAATTTTCTGTAGTTGTTGATATTTTGTTTGCGCAAAGGATCGTCTGACAAAGCCGTTAGCACCCGATCAAACGTTGCGCCAGACCCACCCACAGATTCCATATATTCAGCGACTTCCGGCGAATCAACAAACTGATCCTTGAACGGCTTTTGAGCCTGCGGTTCGGGACGGGCCTGTGCAGCTTTGGGTTTGGGTTTTGCCCTGGGCTTAGGCTTGGGTTTGGGGGCCGCGGCTTTCTTGCCCTGCGTGATCTTGTCCGGCTGCCCATATCGCGATCGCAGCTCTTTCAAGCTCACCTCTGAGCCGTCCTCACGCATGAACCGCTTCATGGCTCCCTCTGGGCCATACCGATCAGCCAGCCGGTTGAAATAACGCGCCTTCTCAAACGCTCCAGGGGTTGCCTTGCCACCGTTCAGCATCCGGGCCTGGGCAGGGCTGGCCTCGAACCTGGATTTGCGGCCCGCCTTAGTCGTGCTCCGCAGGTCGTAAAGGTGCTGTGCTGCGCTAGTTCCCACAGGCACCCGGCCACCCTTGGGCTCTTTACTACCCGGTGTGCCCTCCTTTGTTGGGCGGTAGCCAATCTTGGAGCTAGGCGGTTTTATCTCAACGCCAAACCTCTTGGATGCCCCCGCGTAATCAATAACCGGCACCGTTGTAGACCGGCAGCCGAAGTGCGGCGGGTTTGCTGGTGTTGGCCCCTTGCCGTAAAAAAACTCCTTCTGGTCAAGGTTTCGGCAGATAGCCGTTGTGTTGCTGTCCAGCGTGGCAATCCACCTGTACTTCTTCGTGAGCTTTGGATTGGCTTTGTAGACCTGCAGGCTTGCAGCGTTTGACGTGGCGTTGACGCTGGTCCGCACCAACGTCCGCACCTGATGCTTGGCCATCTTCCAAGCGTTGCCCTTTTGAGCCAAGGCAACCTGACGTGGGGTCAGTGCCTCAGTCGAAAAGCCCAGCTCTCCATACAAGGACCGGGCGATTGACTCCGTGCTCTCACCCGTAAGCAAACCATCCAGGACCGCACGAGAGAACAGCTCGCCCTGGCGTTCAGCCAACCCACGAAATGCTTTGACGATGCTGGTCCCGTCAGGCATCCGGATCACAGCGCCTTGGCGTGCCGTCAGCTTCATCACTGAGCCTGGCCCCTTCACGGCCTCCTCAAAGCTGCCCTGCAAGAGGTTGGTGCCGACATCCAGTGGGTCAGCCTTCACCACAGCCTTGGCGAAGGACTCAGTGACCTCAACGGTCCGCACCTGGGTCTTGACCGCCGCAGGCACTACCCGTTGCAGCTCTGCCTGGGCAAACGCGACTTCAATATCAGCCAGGCCATCTAGCTGTTTAATCAGCTCCTCAACGCTCTGCCCAGACCACTTCTTCATAGCGTCCAGGTTTTGCTTGATCAGGGCCCGCATCCGTGCGGCCTTGAACTGCGGTTTTTTGCTGCTGGGCATCTTGTCGATGCGCTCCAGCTCTCGCACAGCTTTCACGATCTGCCGCCGGTAAGACTCCAGCAGTTTGTTGGCCACGCTGTTGCTGAAGCGGTTGAGATCCAACGCCTTTCGGTAGTAGCTCTCAGGCACACCCGCAACACCACCGGGCTTGATGGTGTTGGCTAAGAACTTGCGCTGCTCACCAGCACTAGGCGATGCGGTCACAGATCCTCCAGGCCTAGTTCCGCAGGATCACAATCGACGTAGACAGACACGTCAGCGCCTTCACGCAATGCAGTGCCCACTACGGCAGTGAACTTGGCTGTATTAACCACCCAATCCTGGCTATCCCGCAGCCTTGTCTCTTGGATGCCGCTGATCTTGCCGTTGTCATACCAAGTGGTTCTAACAATCCCGAAGTTTGGGCCCATACACTCGCCCTGAAATACAAACAGATTCCGTTCCCGACGCTCCGGCTTATTCCTCCACATCGTCTACATCCTCATCTTCTTCTGGCAGCGTATCTTCATCCTCTTCTTCTGGCTCCGGTTCTTCTTCCTGCTCCGGTTCCTGCGTGCCTGAAAGACCGCCCATCTCAAGCGCCTCCAGCTCTTCCTCAACGTCCAGATCATCAAGCACCTCTCCCTTGTTAAGTTCTTCCAGCAAGGTTTTCTGGGTGATAGTCCCGGCGGTATAGAGCTGCAGCAATGCTTGGATCTCTTGTGGCTGCAGACGTTGACCCAGGAAGTCCCTGTTGACGTAGGCCGTGCCTGGCTGGCTGTCGTTCAAATACTCGGCATGAAAACGCAGGCAGTTGTCCAGCAGATCTTGCATTTGCTGCGCGATCAGCATCATGGTCGAGTCACCTTGACTCCGATCGATCCGCTTGGATTCAGCCGTTTCAGCTGACAGCTTCTGGCCTAGGACACTGGCCAATGCCAGCGTGTTGATCTCTTCCGCGATGCGGTCCAGGTGCTTGAACTGCGCCTCGTAGCTGTTGCCCGATGGTTCGACAAACTCAACACGGCTATCTGTGGGCAGGCTCATGGCCTCCGAAGGGCCAGCCGTAATCTCTTCCGCACTAGGCGGCATTCCGTAGATAGCAAGAAAAGGCACCGCACTGATTCTCAGCTGGTTGCTGAGATCAGAGCTGGCCTGATAGTGCTTCAGGTTCAGCTCTGCAATGTCGTTCATTGGTGGCCTCGACTCCAGCAGGCCAACCCGGTTGGAGTAGGCGACAGAGAACGGGATCTCTTCAACGGTGGTCGTGCCCTCGTCGAACAGCTTGAACTCACCATCCTTTTCCTTGCGGTGGATCTCGTAAGCCCCAGGGGTCAACACCCGCACCTGCTCAATGACCTTCTCCCCATAATCACCTTCGGGCTCGGTGATGGTTTCAAACAAGCGCAGCTGGGTCAGCTTCTGCGTGCCGTCGATGATTTCACTTCTCCAGCCGAGTATGTCGCGAGGGGTATAACGCACGAAATACGGCCTTCCGCTGCCATCAGCTGCAGCATCGACAAGAACACCAACATGCCCGTAGCGCAGGCAGATCCGGGTAGCTTCATACAAGAACTGGGTGATGTCGTTGCCCTGCAGATCTGCGTCAAACAGTTGCTCAGTGATCGTGTCACTGACATCGGTCAATCTGACCGGCTTGCGGGTCAACATGCCCGCCAACATCTTTTCAATGCGTGCGTAGAAGGGGCTAAGGCAGCTGATCTTTAGACGGTTGTCATACGAAAGATCATCCTCGCGCGGGTATTGCGGAAGAAATTTGCGATGTCCCTTGCGTAGGGCATAGGTGCCGCCCAATAACGTTTCGAGCAAACCCCAGTGGTCGCTCATATTCATAAAGGCCTGGTTAGGCGAATCCACGGTGCTGACGTTGCCAACACGCTTAGCGCCACCAATGCCAGATGAATACACGGCTAAGCCCCTGCCAATAATTTGATGTTAATCGAGAGATCTACAGACACAAGAAAGGGGGACGACTTTGAAAGTCAGCCCCCCTCTCAATGTCTTCGACCCCGTTAGACGCTCTAGAAACGAATCGGCCCAGCTTTGAATCCCCTGGACAGGACACGCCCGCACCCCAAGCTCATCAAAGTTGTCCGCGGGGTCACAGGTTGCTGGGCTACCGAAGCTCCCAGGTCTGTGACGTTATCCGCGAGATCTTAGATAGCGAACCACCCCATCAACCCGCCGAAGCAGTCCGAAAAGAGGTTGAACCTGGTGATTGCTCAACCAGGGCGGCCTCAGAAGGTTCGCCCAATCAATATACCCTGATTCCTGTGCCACGCCCTGCCCGGACGTGTAGCGGGTTGTATAGAGCCCAGACGGCATAACCCAAAGAATCGTTTAGGTGGTCATATCCGGCTTCTTTGTCGGGCTCCTCTGGGTTGCGCTCTGAGTAGCTCTGCAGCT